CTCCCCATTTTATCCCTCCCTATCTAATCCCTATCAGTCCAAAAAGAATCCATAATAACCAGCCTAATAACCAATACTCAATCATTCTTTACCTCCTTCTATTATTCTCCGCCATCCTTGATTGAGTATATCTTGTTGGGCTTCGCTATAGCCAGATTTCCGCCCAACTTTGAACACATTAGTATCATACATAACTGTTCTTATAGGATTTAGGGGCAAACTCTGGTCTTCAGAGATTATCCCTATCATCTTACCTTTAGAGTCTTTGAGATTGAGTATTTGCTCGGTAGCCTCAAATAAACTAATCTTGTCATTCAAGTAAGCTATTAAAGGCTGATGTATAGCCATCTTTACTTCCTCTATCCTTTCTTCTGGTGTCATCTTTTAACCCCCTAAAACGCTAAAATATACGCTCAAAATGCAGATTTCCAATATTATACAAGTAAAAACGCCAAACAGAAATGCTTTTAATTCTGATTTATTCATCTTTTCCCTCCAAGAGCTTTATAGATTGATGTCATCTCCTACCTCACTTGGCTTATAGTCAGGGCAATCTGTTCTTTTTGAATGACATTTTAGACTGGCTTTCCTATGCTTTTCACACTTTGGCATAAATGGAGGATAGCCTGACCAACCTGAAGTTCCATAAAATTGGCACATCTCTATTGACTGTTCCTTAGTTGGTGTCATTTCTTACTCCTCTGTTTAAGGGCTTGCCAGGGTTTTTCATTAACCCCTTGATAAATCCACGGGAATATCGTCTCTAATTCCTCAAATATCTTATCAACTATCTCCTGACATTCCTTTTCACAGAAGTCTAGTTGGGCTTGGGCTACAGCTCTGCCAAATTCTTGGAAGTGAAACATTCCCTTTTTGTCAATCGCCTTATCAAAATGGCTGTTTATTTCCTCATCACTAATCCTTTTCATCTTGCTCCTTTAACCATAAATCTACTTGAGTTTGAGAGCCATGCCTTTTAAGCCAGTTAAGAAATTCATTATCCTTAATAGAGGCTGTCTTGGCATCTTGGGCTTTACGAACTACAGCTATAATTTGAGTAACTAATGTAAATGTTGGCTCAGGAAGCATCATTTGGTCTTCGGTAAAATATTTCTTTAACTCCGTTTTTATTGCCTCATCTGTCAGTAACCTTGACTCATCTGGCTTTAACTCAAATAGCTGGTAGATTCGTTCAAGCCAACGCTGATTCCCAATGCACTCAAAAAAATCAAATACCTGTGAGTCGTTCTTACCACTATACCAAATCTCTTTGAGTATGTTCTCTAGTTTAGCTTCCATCAGTTTCTCCTTTATTGGGAATGAGGGCAAGGTTCACAAGGTCAATTTAGCTTAGCTTTATTGCCCAAGCCTCCACCCTCATCCCCTTTGCTTTCCTGCCAGCTATTGAGACAATCTATACTCACTTTTTACTGCACCCATTCAGGTAACTGGTAGGCTTGCTGGCTAAGATTTCAAACCTTAATTAAGTGGGTTTTTACGCTGTCACCTCACACCAGCAAGCTATTCTATTGTTAATCTATCTTCTGATATTTGTTATCCTCACCCAGAACCATCTTACCTTCAGCTATTAAGGCTTGGGAAGCTAGTCCTGCTTTGATAAGAGGGAGTAGTTGACTACCAATTAGTTGTGGATGGAGACCAGCAGCACTTCTGAACTGCTGCTCTGTCTTACCAATAGCAAGACTCAAAGCCAGTCCCATTGGGTCATCTTCACCACCTTCAGTAGCTTCTACTGCTGCTGGTTGGGCTACCTTTGGTACTACTACAGGTTTGGCTACTGGCTTGGCTACTATCTTTGGTGCTGTTGCTACCTTCTTCACTACCTTATCAATAACAAAGTTGGTAACCTTATACTTCTCCTCAGACCCCTCAAGCGTCATCTTCCTAAATGTTACCCTGTTCCCTTTGAGACCATCAGGGAGAAGTATCTTGCTCCTGTCCGCACTCTCAAGAAAAGCATCTACCCAGAAGCTGCCTGAATACTCGGACATATTAACACGGAAGGAGAAACTTTCAGATATGTCCATTGACAGGTCTTCTGTGGCTTCAACAACCACATTATTAGCAGTCTCAATCTCAAAGTATTCCTTTGGTGGTCTGGGCTTACCCTGGTCATTAACCAATTGACCACCCCACCTTCCTTCCTCTACCTTAACTACATCTCCTTCAAAAACTTGGATTGCTTCTCTGACCTGTTGGAAGCCACCACTCTTGGCTTCATCTTTATTATAGATTGGCATTAAATACCTCCTCCTTTTTTAGATTTTTTGGCTTTGACCTCATCTGCTCTGAGAGCCTTTTCCACTTCCAAATAGGCTCTAGCTACAGCAGTTGGGGAATCAAATATTCCACCAGAAATGTCGATGACTGGTTTAGTCCTCCCCTTCCCATAAGGGGAGCTGATTTCTATCTTCATAATTTCCTCCTTATTAAATTACTGTAATCCTTATCAAACAACTGTTACTTCTTCTTCACCAATAACCTCCTTTAAGTAACCTTCGTAATATGGACAATTATACCCAGACTCCAGTACACAGGGCTTGTCATTAAGGTTGCATCTGGGTATTAGGTAATAGACAGTCTGTCTGGACTCTGGGCATTTGGGTTTCTCTGTTGACAGTTCTACCTTATCCATCCTACTACACCTCCTTACACTTGTCAAGGCTATTGCAGGTTATTTCAATCATCTTCTGTATTGAAGTAGGCACACTTCTTACAGCTTCCCGAACAAATACCACGAAGGACAGTTACTATATCCAGACTACTATCCTTAGCTTGCCCAAGTCTTATTCCCATTGAACAGTGTGCTCTGTCCCCTTTTACCTTGAGAGAAAAACAGTCAAAGGTAAGCCTTTTACCTGATTCCCTTACCGAGTCCCTTTGTTTCTCAAGTCTGTCCAATAAATCTTTATTATCCCAAATATTCATATCAGTCCTTATAGATAGAAGCCATCAGTTTCTTATATTCTTGACCAGATATAACTTTCCCAGTGCCATCAATAACACAGTTAAGGTTTTCATCCTGCAATCTATACCTGATAGGAACAAAACTTACTGTTGGTTTATCTATCCCCTTCTCTATTTTCTTCTTTGCTCCAGCCAGAAATTCCTGTCTGTCAAACAAAGGTCTAAGCTGAACATATTTGACAGGACATTTGAGAGTAGTATGCTTACCACAAGGGGTAGTAACATGACTGATAGCATCCCACTCCAAGTTAGTAGTTTTCTTGGATACAGTAATTGATATAGGGAAGTTCCTGTCTACTGTATGGTCATCTTGTCCAGAGTGGAAAGCTCCCATGCTGTGATGACTATGTATAACACCTACACATCCCTGCTTGGGTATATGGAAAGGTTCAGCCAGACAGGAAGCTCCATTGGCTTCCTCATGGGGAGGTATAACAATATCCTCCACAAAAATATCACCACTGTCCTTGTTCTCCTTCCCTACCAGATACGCTATCCATTCAGTATGGGTGTATTCATCCATCAGTAGCCTTATCTTGTCTGCAGGAACAGGCTCTATGAAGATGTTTGGTGCTTTACAGAGGGAACACTGTACACCATTATCAGGTCTCTTCTTTACTGTCCATCGTGTAGCCATTTCTAATATCTCCTTCTCCTTAATGTTCTACCTTCTTGATTACATCTTGCAGTTAGTCTTGATGTCTTCTCTTGGATTGGTATCCCTATCTCATCTAAATCCAGTGACACCTCATGGTCTGGACTCTTCATTATCTTATATAACACCTCTCCTGCAAGGACAAGTGGTGGTGCTATCCAGCTTGGGTCTTGGGCATAGGTCTCTTCTGTATCACCCCTGACGAAGCCTGACACATGACCAGTTACTGTGATGTGGTTGACATTATAACCAGCCCTGACAAAACGGATATTGTTCTCCTTGCAAGCCTTGTATATCTTTATCTGACTCTTGACACTATCAGTGCAATCAACAATAACTTCAGATACTCTTAACTGTATATCAAGGAGTATATCATCCAGCTTATCTTGAACAGCTACGACAATACAATCTGGTCTTATTCCTGCTATGAAGTCCTTAACTACCTCTACCTTCGGCTTGCCTATACTGGACTGACAGGCAAACATACGAGCACGATTATGCTCTTCCAGAATATCTGGGTCAAAGAGGTATAAGTTGGGAACACCAGCAGAAGCTAGAGCCAGAGCTACCATATAGCCTACACCACCACATCCAGCCAGTGTTACTGAGCGTGGTATCTGTAGTCCTATTGCTCTTTGGCGTTGATAAAGAAGCTCATCTGTCATATCTTATTCCCTCCTTCCCCATCTAGTACCACCAGTCCCTATTCTTGTACCTATCACTTCAGGTTGTCCTTCTATTCTCCCTTCCCTGCCTAGTTCAGTTGCTCTACTCAGCATCCTATCTATGGCAGGCATACTGGGAGGTTCGTGTTGCACGAGACTGTTATAGTTGATAGTAACCAAAGCATTGGATATACCAATCTTCAGCCTGTCCAACTGCCCTAATGACCTATCCCACTGTTGGGGAAGCTCTATTTGTCCCCAACAGTCAGCATTTCTGGAATGGTAATGCTGGAAGTGGTTACCAGTCATATCAAGGTGTGTTATTTGGATAAACTTACCTTCTCTGTTTATTATAAACTTGAATATTATATCCCTTCTGATAACTTTCTTATCAGCAGGGGATAGCTCATATCTTATCCCATCTCTTACGATATATTCTGGTCTATAGGTAGAAGGAGACAGAAAGATATAGTTGTTTTTCTCTGATGATACCATAATGTTAAATCTGATTAAATCTTCTTGGGGAAAGGAAAGTTGTGGGAGAGCCTCTGTTCTTCTTTGAGCGGCTATCTCATCAAGATACCTGTTATATAAACTCTGTCCCAGAGTCCGTATCCTATTCTCTTGACTGCGTATGTTCTGTAGTTTCCGCTGCATCTGGTCAGTCAATCTATCCTCTATCTCTTGTGTGAGGTTTAGCTCTAAATCACGACCAGCTACCCTGATTGTTACCTTACCATCTATCTGGAAACCATCATTACTCCAGTTGATGGGGTCAGGAGCAGTCATAGCCTGATACCCCTCAAGGATTTCTGGTAGTCCTACACCAGCTTCTCCTATCAGCTTCCTGAGTTCTATTGCTTTGGGACAGTTAGAGTCTATAAGACAACGAGTATGCACACCTAAATCAATAGCAAGCTGGATGTCTTTAGCCTCCAAGCTGTCAACAACTTCTTTCAGATTCACTTTATAATCTCCCTAATCCCCTATTAGCAGAACAGAAGAGCCACGTTAGGATAAATCCACCCTTATCACTCTTTTGTCCTGCTAGCAGGGGATTAGCCCTTTTAGAGACCTTATATGTTTCTTTCCTCCACCTGGGCAAGCTTAAGCTAGTCCCCTATCAGCAGGATAGAAGCTGAATAGTTTAACCTCCTCACTGGTTGCCTAGATAACTAGGATACTAGCTTGGACTCCATTAGTTCTATCCTGCTGGCAGGGGAGTATCTCATCCCCTACCATTATGCTGGCGTGTTTTATTGAGCATAGGCAACTGCAGTCTTTAATTATCTCCTATTGACCTAGCCATCAGGTAGACTTTAAGGCTTACCTCTTTGTGCCACCAGCAAGTCCCCACTACATCCCTGGCTTATCATAACTGGTGATAGCCAGTCTCATCCCTTCTTCTATGGTGGCTGGAGCTTCCTCAATATACAGGACTTCTGAGCCATTAAGGAACACCCTGTAATCCCCACCATAGTGAGCCTGTTCAGCCAGTCTGTCCAGAATCTTGACAAAGGGAGCACCAACTGGAACTTCTACTGGTGGCTGCCCTCTGCCCACATCTACATAGACAGAGCCCGCTGGTCTAGTAGCCCGTTCACAGATAGGAGTTCTGGAAGTCGCTGGCTCATCACTGTAACCCTCCTCTTCCTTTTCTGGCTCCTCTTCTATCAGACCCCGACTTCTGGCTTCCTCCTCACTGATGAAGTGACCATGCTCATCTCTGTACGGCATCTTACACCTCCTTTCTTATTTGTTTTATCCCTACGCATACGACTATAGCGTATCTCCAAGTGAAATGCAAGTGTTTATCAGTCTATTTTATTGGCTAGATAACAGGCTAAATGCTTGCGATAGGTGCTTCTCTGTGTTCATACCACAAGCCTCAGCAAATTTTCCCTTCACGGAACGCATTGGTAAGATATTCCTCCCACTCATCATTCAGACACATCTCATTGGGACAATAAGTCCTCATCCCATCATCACCTGGAACTTCAACTAGTTTAGTCAGGCAATCTGGGCAAAACTTACTGTCTTCTGGTTCAAACCTTAATCTCTCTTCTGCTTCCTGCTTTGTTAGGTATTCCATTTACCCACCTCCTTGTATTACTCCTTCCCAGTTCTGGTTTGGGTCAAGAGGTTCATAAACAGGTATTCCTGCCTGTCTGTACATCTCCTTGACTAGACCAAAGATTTTCTCCAGTTCCTTCCGAGCCTTGACCTCTTCCTCTTTGGCATCAATCAGAACTCGCTGGAGAAGTAGCTGTTCTATCTCATTCTTCACTGACTCATCCATTTTATACCTCCTCTACTTCAATACTATTAGGGATAAGTTCCCCAGATATTATCTTCTCACCCAAAGATTCTCCCTGTCCTGCTGTGGCTTTCATTTCTGCCATAGACTCATCTTCTGCTTCAACCTCCCAAGTCTCTCTTGTTGCCTGCATCTGGAACACTTAGCCATTTACTTTGCCTCCTTCCCTAATTCCTATTTTTACTGTATGCTACCAATACCTCTTTCATGTTCAGTGGAAAGTCATGGGTCTTAATAGCGTAAGCACAGGTATCACACCTGCAGGACTTGTTGGCTCTCCTCTGCCCACATGGTATCTTGAGGTTGCCACACAGGATAGCAGGGAGCTTCTGGTCTATCTGGATATGTTTGGATAACTCTTTCCCGTTCATTCTCCTCCTTTCTGTAGATACCTGCTGGCAGGAGGTAAGTCCTACACCAGATTACTTAACTCTTATTATAATACCATCTTGGATAGTAGCTTGAGCATAGGAGCGATGTGGTTCTGGATAGTGAGGCATCTCAATAACTACCTCACCATCTGTCTGACCTGGGAAGATACCACCAGGCTGGTAAACCCTTATCTTCTTACCAACTTTGAAGTCAGTAATCAATTCCTTTTTTGTCCTGTAATTCTTATCTGTATACATCTCAACCTCCTGATAGTTTAGTCAGTGCTTACCCACTACCAGCAGGTATCTATCCTATTCAGTTGTTAAGGTGCTTTGTGTCTATCATCACCATACCATGCCTGATATGACTATACAAGCCCCTATCAGTCTATTTCACACTTGACACCTATTTAGCCTGCTTGACATAACACTAGGGCTGTCAGGGTGGGTTTTCCTGCCTGTTTTATATCTATTTTCAGTGCGGACATAGCGACCTCCTTCGTTTTCTATAGCAGTTTAATAGTGGGATAGTCTAGAATACACTTGACAATGTAGCCCAGATGTAGTAGTATTCTAGCATAGGTTTATACCTAGTCTGAACCTTAACAAACAAGTTAATAGTCCTAGCCTAGTGGTCAAGACACAAAGCTAGAATCAAAGCTATTAGCTTCATAGGAGACAAAAGTGGAAAACATACAATCGTTAATGGGGAATCTGACAGACGAACAGGTTGCGGAATACCAAACGGCTAAGTATCCGCCAAGTGTACGTGATTGGGCAAAGCAAGAGGCTGAAGCTAGAATTACCAGAAGGGAACTAGCACAAGTGGAATTGGCTAGACAAGTGGAAGAGGAAACCGCAAAGGAAAATAGGAAAGCTGTTATAGCCAAGATAGCCAAAACACTTGATAAGGTGTGGACGGATGACTTGACCAATGTATTAGTCACTAGGGAAGAAGTAGACGACACTGAAAATGGTGAAACCATCTACTTTAAAGGTAGTGTAGTTGTCGCTACGGAAGAAGAATCTGACAGGCAAGAAGTCCACTATCCAAAAGTTAAGGGTTTAGTGGTACGGACTAACATATTCTGGACTGAAAACAAACAGGCTAGTCCCAAAGGTAAAACCGATACCACCACTAAGCGGGCTATCGTAGTTAGCAAGCGCAATGGTACCCAACTTGAGGCTGTAGGAAACTTCAGAAGTGCCAATGAAGCTTGTGTACATCTAGGCATAGCTACGGGTCAGGATAGCGCAACAAGGGTACTACAAAGGGATGGCTATTTTACCGAGCCATATGGCGGAACAGACTTCACTGTCGCTAAATAGCCAACATACCACCAGAAGCCCTACAATCCAAATCTAGGCTGTTAAAGCAACCAGACCATACCAACATACCACTAAACATTGAACCGCTATGAGACTAGGCATAGCGGTTTTTTGTTGCCCTATGACTTCACAGCATTATGTCAAACAGTGGGGACATCAGTATTATACCACTTACCTTTCCCCTATCCCCTATAATCCCCTTTCCCCTTTCCTATTCCTTCCCAAAGTTAGGGCGGGGTATCCCCCCACCCACTAGAAGGCACACACACCACCCACCCGAAGTTACACTCCCATAAAATATCCAGAAAAGTCTGGGGTTTCCAGATTATACTTCAGAACACTGAACTTATGTTTATTCTACTGGTCTTGTCTTCTTTGGGTCAACCCTTTCCACCTTGATTATGCTGCCATTTTCATCAGCGTAAATTTGGAATATGGGACATATCTCTGGTAATTGCTCATTTTGTCCTACTTCAGGCAAGTCTGGATGTTCCAGAACAATGCAGAAATGGTCTGGTTCAAGATATGGTTCAGGCTCGTAAGTTCTGTGTATTGTCCCACCTTCAAAATCCAACCATTTTAGTAGTAAGCTCTTACTTACCTTTATAACTGCTCCGTGTCTGGTCTTATAGGATGTTTTACTCCGCTCTTTCATCTTTCCTCCTTTATAATAATACTGTTTCCTGCCATGATAGTTGTCTCAGAACCAACATTTATGTCATAAACCGCTAACCCCCTTAACAAAAATTAACTTTTCCGCTTAGCTACGAAATGGACAGGCTTATTTTTTTGGACAGTTGGCAATCGTAGCTAAATCACCATTCCTTATTTTTCTTATTTTTTCCATTCCACACGTAAGTCCCCCCGAAATTAGGCGTGACCAGCGACCACTGTGTATATATATATATAATGTATAATGTATATAACTCATATATCTCTGGTTAGATACGGTTTTCGGGGGGATTTGAAGCTAGCTCCCCAAAAGTTAGAAAAATAAGGAAGTGTTTTTACGATGGTGTCATTTGGGCAAGGAAAATAAGCCCTATCTACGACTATCATTATTTTTCACTTACCTCCTTATCCTGCTATTCTTTGCCTAGTCCTTGCTATATAGCTGAAAGACCCTACATCAATAATGTCCCTTCTCTCCACCAGAAGGTTTATTATCCCTCTTCTCTCATCCTGCTCTATAGTAACAGCCATATTCATTATCTCTTTGGCACTGATAGGTGCGGGTTCACCATCACTGTTCAGATGTGTTCTTACCAGCCTGAGAATATCCAGACAATTCTTATCCAGTTCCTGTCTGACTGGTGCTATACCTTCCCACCACATAGGCGTATCAGGATTTCCATACCCATCTGGCTCTTTCAGTTCATAGTAGTAAGTTCTTGTCTGGAGATAACCTCTCCTGCTTTTGACTATTATGGCTATTCGTAACGGCTCATTGGATAGTTGTTTCAATAGATACGCAACATCACAGCCCTGTGAAACAATACCAGTATCTCCCTTTACTATTCTAGCAAGTTCTGGTATAGGCAATTCTTCTAGTTGACTCCTTGTAAGATAGAAGCTGGCTTGGTTTGTGTGTGCAGATACCAAGCACCAGCGAACATTAGCGTGAACTCTATTCAGAGAGCGTCTTATCAAGCCACCAATGTTGGGGTCATTGGTATTCCCTGACATAGATTGGATACTTTCAACTATTACGAAGTCTGGGTTAAGGGTAGTCAAATCTTCCCTATCCAGATTACTCCAGTTAAAGTCTTCCACTGTCCTGACAGTAAGTGGCAGTGTAGTCCAGTCAGTCCCATAATGTAAGCTGTACCTATTAAGATTCCTTTCAATCTGCACATAAGGTGATTCTCCATCAAGAATGAGCGTATTCTTACCACCTAAAGCAGCAATATAAGCAAGCCAGTTCAGTAATATAGTCTTACCTGTTCCTGGATTAGAGACAAAGAAACCTCTCATACCTTTAAGTATTGTAGGGATAGTGTCATCAAAGAGGGAGCTTCTATGTGTGGCGTTAGTCATGCTTCACCTCCATACTGGAGATGATGCTTCTTCTGCGTAACATACGGCAGTTCTTACAGCGTCTTGGGGGCAGGAGTCCTTTAGACCAGTAGAATCTCTGTTCCCCAGAGCTAAACAGGAATGTATCACCGCAGTCTACACATATCAGGTTAGTGTCGTTGAATGTGGGTGTGTCTGTCATTTCTGTTCTTTCTGTTCCTTTCTTTAGGTATTGCTACCTATGACACAACCTTATCATATCCCTTTGCATTTGTCAATACCAAGAGCAGGTTATTTGGGACAACTATGTCCCTACTATCAGTCTGTTACCAGCCACTTGACAGTGGTTTATTTATGTGCTATACTTGTTTCTCAGGGGGTATGAGACATCTTTATGAAATGAGATGCAAACAGTGCAACTATACCTACCAGTATGTTGGTGAGGAGTATGAGTTTGAATCATGCCCTATATGTAATCATAGTGCTCCTTTCAGCGAGTTTGTTATTGAGGTAAGAGATGAACCAAGTAAGTCTTAAAGAGGAACTTAAAGGTATAGGTGGCAGGATGAGAAAGTTCATCCTTCTACGCATAGCCGACACTGATGCAGAGACAGCAAGAGGCATAACCAACATCCCCAAAGGTACATATAATAGTTGGTTTAAGAACGCTGACTTTGTTAGGGTCTATCAAAAGATGACAGACCTATCTGTAGAATATAAGCAGGAGGCTATACAACTACTACGCAGGACTACTCAGCTACAGGCAGCCCTACTTGAGGAACAGATAGTCCAGAAGATGAAAGCGGAGATAGAATCAGGAGAATATAATCTTATTAAGACCCTATTAGCCAGGAGTGTTTATGACAAGATTATCAATTCCTTGGACTACCAACCAGAGTCCCTATCCTTATCTTGGGAGCAGAGGTTACAACAGTTCTATAATCAGCCACAGATTACGGAGGGTGAAAATGCAACAGTCCTTGAGGCAGCTTATAGCCAGCAGAACCAACATCAGAAGAGCCTCCCTGAATCGGTCAGTGAACAAGAGCCTCTACCAGATAGTGAAGAAGTTCAAGCCTAAAGGTTGGTAAAGCTAAATGGTATTAACTATTCCTAAAATAGATAAGATTGGTTTCATCGGAGGTAATATCCATATTGATAACAAAGAAGGTGTAGTTGTTCCTTTTAAGTTCAATAAGGTTCAGAGATATTTCCATACCCATAAAGGCTATCGTAACATAGTCTTGAAAGCCAGACAGGTTGGGTGTTCTAGCAGTATCCTTGCTGATATGTTTACAGATTGTATCACTATTCCCCATACATATACTGCAGTTGTATCCCATGAGACCAAAGCTACCCAGAGACTTCTGGACAGGGTTCAATTCTACTACGATACTATGGAAGAACCTAAGCCTGCTCTTGGTGCGGAAAGCAGGAGTGAAAAGACCTTTCCAGGGTTGCACAGCAGTATCTATATAGGGACAGCAGGAGCTAGAGCTTTTGGTCGTGGTGATACTATAAGGAAAGCACTGCTCTCAGAAATAGCCTTCTATGAGGATGGTGAGAAACTTCTTTCTGGTGTGGAAGATGCTGTTCCTCTTACTGGTGAGCTTACACTGGAATCAACCGCTAATGGGGAGAATAATGTTTTCCATGAGAAGTGGGTTCAGGCAAAAGAGAGAAGGTCTCCTTATAAACCTTTCTTCTTTCCTTGGTGGCTGGATGATGGCTATGCAATTCCCAGAAATCCTACAGACCCCAAGATTGAGGAACTTCTCATGCCAGGGGATATAGGGGAACTTACCTACACCGATGAGGAGCTAGACATTCTTAGCAGGGTTAAACTTACCGAAGACCAGATAAGATGGAGAAGGTTTAAGATAAATGAAAAGAAGGGTCTATTCTGGATTGAGTATCCTGAGAATGAGGTTGATTGCTTCATTATCACTGGAGACCCTGTATTTGACCAGCAGTTCCTCTCTGATATGACTAACAGTTGCTATGATGGTCAGAGACACGAGAAGGGTTGGTATTTCTGGGTACCACCAAGAGAGAAGGCATCTTATGTTATAGGGGCTGATACCAGTCCTGGAGCACCAGAGGGTAGCTATAGTGCTGCTGTAGTCCTTGATGCTATGTGGAATGTGTGTGCTACCTTCCAGGGTAGGCTTGAACCCCATACCTTTGCAGGTCTTCTCAAAGAGCTAGGAAAATGGTATAATAATGCAGAGCTAGTTGTAGAGAGGAACTTTACTGGTTATGCAGTCTTGGAGCAACTAACAAACTATGGTAATATCTACTACCAGAGAGACTTTACTACTGGTAAGATAACAACACAGAGGGGTTGGTGGACAAACAGCCAAACAAGAGACTTAATGCTGACAGTAGCAAAAGAGAAGCTAGCACAAGTCCATATTTGGGATATAAACTTGGTAAGGCAGCTTAGGAGTTACAGATATATTAAGATGAGGAATAAATACAGAGAGACAGCCCAGACCTACGATGACCTTGCTATGGCACTAATGATGGCTATGGTTGTTCGGAAAACAGCAGGAGTAGGTTTAGGCTATCGGGGTCAGATTCCGTATTAGGAGGTAAATAATGCTAGAACTATCACAGGTATCTACCAATATCACTAACTTAAAGAACTACTGGAATCAGCGTAATCTCAGGTTCAAGTCCTGGTATGAGTTCCTTGTCATGATTGATGCATTTGCTAGAAGGAACAAAGAGTCCTATGTCAGCAGTGAACCAGTCAGCTTCTATAACATGGCTCATTTCCTTTTGACCAGAGGTGAGTTATCCCATATCCCACCTATAGAGTCTGAATCTGCTGTTGAGCTTGATAGGAGAGCTAGAATTAACAGAGCTTGTGAGTATATGTGGTCAGTCATAGACAGGGAGAGACAGCTTGGTGGTGGTCAACCTTATATTGATGAGCTTGGTTTCTTTCTTCTTGTCTTGGGTTGGTATAGCATAGCTTTATCCTTTGACAAGGATACTGGTCTTCTTCACAGTCAGATATGGAATCCCTATGACACCTACCCTGGCTACGCTAATAACAGTCTCTACCAGTGTCTCCATTCCTATAAAATATCTGAAGAGGAAGCTAAGATAAAAGCAGAACAGAATGATTGGGATTATAATTCTTTCAAGACTTCTGGTGATGTTGTTCTTAATGACTACTTCATACAGGATTCTGGTGGTCTTCATAACATCATCCTTATTGATGGTAAGGATGTAACTGGTTGGGTAGACAGACCAGAGATGAAGCTCCTTGTAGCACCAGTAGGTGGCTATCCTGACAGAGGCAGCCTTACTCCAGGGGCAAGAGACTGGAGACAGCTTGCTGGTCGTGGTATCTTTGAGGCTACATCACAGGTAACAAACCACTTCAACAAATGGAAATCAGCCATATCCCAAATCCTCAAAGACACAGCCAAACCTATAGTCCAAGAGTTCTCAGCAGAGCCAAAGGCTACACCAGAGGAGATAGCTCAGGGCAGCGGTCTATTCCACTATGCCCCAGGTGAGTCAGGTCTACAGCGTCTTCCTCCTGCAGCTATACCTATTGAACTCCAAGCCCACTTGGTAGAGATACGCAGAGAAATCCAGAAGGTATCTTTCAACGATGCTGTCTATGGTATGATTGAAGGACAGGCTGGTTATGCTTTAAGCCTATTGGCAACATCCTCTGCTAACCAGATACTCTATCCTTTCATGGATGGTAAACACTTTGTTATTGGTGAAGCCGACAGATTCTGGCTGTCACAGCTAAAGACTTCCAAGAGAGTGTTTGACATCAAAGGTAAACTGATAGAGAAGTTGAAGCCAACAGACATCCCAGAAGATGTGACTATCTTCGTAGAGTCTGATGTGGCTACACCTAAAGATTGGATGGAGAGAGCAACAATAGGTAATAGTCTTGACAAGCATCTTGACACCAGCACTATTATTAGTGAGATTTATAAACTAAGAGACCCCCAAGCTATTAAGAGGAGAAAGAGGCTAGACCAGCTTCTTGACCATCCAATGTCTATCCAACTAGAACTTGCTTCTGCTTGGGAGGCTCATGCCAGCTATCTTGAAGCCAGAGGTGATGTCAAACAGGCAGCCAGATTTCGTAAGGCTGCCCAATCCCTTGATGCCCAAATGGGTGCTCCTGCCCCTGGTCAGGCAGCAGCACCAGAGATGTCCAGAGTTATGGCTGAGAGAGCAGCAGGAACTCCAGCAGAGAAGACAAGAGTATCCTCAACAGTCCAACCACCAGAAGCTCGTGGCTTCAGTCCTGAGCAACTTCGTCAAATGATTGGCTCTGGCAAGATAAGGAGGGGTTAAAATGACAACTGGAACAACATTCCCAAAGTTTCCCACCCAATTTACAGAGAAGGAGGCAAAGAGACTAAAGGAGCTTGAAGAACAGAAAGCTCTGATGGGGCAGATATATGGTACTAAGTTCACTGGAGAAGCATGGGCTAAAACTCCTGCTGTTGAGAGGAAGGTCAGGGAGTTCCTTCCAAGTTGGCTCTCCCCTATAGTCAGGACTCTGACTCCTTGGGAAAAGGGAGCATGGGATTATGGTTTTACTCCTGAGCAAGCTATGGAAGAAAGGTACAAAGTAGCTGAGGAAATTAAAGGTCTAGCCAGAGAAGAGAAAGTAACCAGACTCTTACCCCAAATTCTTAGCAGTCTTGAGATAGCAGCCTTATCAGGAGCACCAGTGGAAAGTTTTGAGGAGTTTGTCAGAAGAGCTTTCCCACCCGAAATATCCGTAGACTTTAATGACGAGGAGAAACAGTTTATATCCAGATATGGCTATGAGCTTCTCAGAGCCTCAAAAGAAGACATCCTTTCTGGTAAAGTCCTTGCTCAGTTCTTTGAGGGTTTTCCTCCTCCATTGACTGACCAAGGATGGGAGGACTACTTCAAGCAAGCTCCACCAATAGACCCAAGATTTATCCTGTCTACAGTAGCTTTTAGCAAAGATGTGGGTGAAATATCAGAAGCTCTTAGGCTTGCCTATCCCCCGCAGGTAGAAGAGGTTAAGTCAGAGGATATAGAAAGACTGATACAGGAGAGAACAGACTTCTATAAGCAGTGGGCAATAGACCAAGGTATCAGACCAGAGGAAGGCGAATCCACCACAGATTTCGTAGCAAGAGCACAGAAGGAGTTAGGCAATAAGGAAGGGGAGAATATAGCTCTTATAAATCAGGATACTGGGGAGACTGTTATAGGTCAGAGAAAACAAGATAATACTGTGTGGGTTGGGGGTAATCTTGTGGGGTCTTGGGATGAGAAATCTAAGCAGGTAGTTCTCATAAATCAGTTCTCTGGTCAACCAATAGGGATTGATGTAGAGCAGGAATCGGTAGTTAAGGATTTGTGGGATAGCTTCTATCTTGGTCTTAGTCAAGCATGGTATGGTTCTAAACAAGCTGTGTTATCTGTTATCCCAGATGCTCTACTCAATGTGTTCAAAAAGTGGGAAGCTTTTGGTCTTGAGCAGGGGACAATTACCCAAGAACACGCTGAGTATAATACAAAAGCAGCCGAGGAAATACAAGACAGGCTTAGAGTTAGTCAAGAACAGCGGGAACTTGAATACCAAGAGTGGCTCAAAGCCCATCCTGAACTGCAACCTAAGCCTGAATACTCCCAAAGTGTCTTTGATAATCCTTCTTTAGCTAGAGACCCTGGATGGTATGCTAATATTATTCTTAATCAAGCTCCTATATGGGGGTCTGCTCTGCTTGTTGGGATAATTACTGGAGTCCTTACAAAGAATCCAGCAGCGGGGGCTGTAGCAGGAGCTACTGTGATGACTCCAGTCCAGATAAATGCTGTTTATGATGACCTTATTGCTAATGGGGCTGACAAAGATACAGCTGCTAACTTAGCAACTTCTATTGGTACAGCCATAGGTGCGATAGAAATTATCCCCGAAATGATATTCCTTAAAGCTGTAGCTCCAACATTTATGAGGATGTTCCGTAAAAATCTTAGCACAGAATTAGTTAAGAATCTTTCTGCTAGGGGTATATTTACTACAGCAGCTAAGATTGAGGTTGCAGAGACACTTGAGGAGATTATCCAACAGGCTATGCAAAATGCTGCAGTTAAAACTGTCAATGAGAATAGGAGTCTCGTTGAAGGTCTTGACCAGACAGCTATACAGACAATAATATCGGTCTTTCCTATGGCAGTTATAGGTGGAGGGGGTGCTTATCTCAATATGAAGGCTAACTTACCTCCAGAGACACAAGCTGAGATAGATAAGACAGCTACTAAGCTGAAGGAAGCGGGATTATCCGATGAACACGCTGAGGCTGTTGCCTTTACCCAAGCTCTTGAAGATGAGAAAGTCCAAGCCCAAGTAGAAAAGGCTATAGAGAAGGTTGAAGAGCAAGAACCTGTAGCAACTCCAGAGACTCCCCTGGATGAAGCCAGAGCTAAGAAGCTATCAGCCCAAGAGTCCAAACTGGAACTTATCAATCAGGATATAGATACATGGTCTAACTCTCTTAAGCAGCAGCAAGACAGGCTATCCAAACAGACCCTACCTTTTGAAAGAGCAGAAACACAGGAGACTATCAATGGTCTTCAAGAGCAGCTTGATGAGCTTGTTGCTAAGAAGAAGAGGGCTACCAAAGCCATAGATAAACTAAGACAGCCAGCAGCACCTGTAACATTAGAACCTATTATACCTGTTACAGAGCTTACTACTCCTCTTCCCACTAATCCTGAAGTAGTGGGTGAGCAAATCTCTGAAGAATTGGGTATCATATATGATGGTGTTCAAGAGGGGATTGGTATGCAGTTCACTGATTCCCAGACTAAATCTACTACATATGGTAACACCCTAGAAGAAGTTAGAACTAACATTGAGAATATAAGGGAGCGGTTTACTGCTGTAACACCTGAAGCCACACAAGAGCCGACTGTTGAAGGTGTAGCTCCTCCAGTTGAACTACCTACCAGACCAACAGCACCAGCAGGAGAGTTACCAGACAGAAGACCAAAGCTGGTAGATTTTGATATAGAGGTAGAATCTACCAATGCTACTGTTAGGAATAGTCCAGTTATAGCCAGACGGATGGAAAGGTTTATGTCCAAGAAGGTTAAGGCTAACAGGGCAAGAGCAGAGCAAACTCTTGAGGAACTTCATACTAGATATGACCAAGCCACTAAAGAGGACAGAAGTGCGATAGCCAAAGAGTTTACTGCTTTAGCTAGAAGTGTTGGATTAAGACAGAAAGACCTCCTTGCCAATCACTGGAATGACTTGGACTTTATGCAGCAAGCCAAGTTAGCTCTTGCTATGATACCCGACAGGTCTATCCAACTTCAGAAGAAGTATGAGGCAGCGGATGTCAAACACTTTGTCAGGTGGTTGGAAGAGGAGACTGGTCTCCCCTTTTACCAGCTATATCCAAGAGTCAGAATGGATTTTGGGACTTCCCAAAGACAAGCTGAAAAAGAGCTAGAAGTGCTGAAGAAGATTGAGATTGGGGATGTTAGGACTAATAAGGAGTCTTTGGCAAAGGTTACACAAGCTATCAATTCTCTTAATCCAAGGCTGAATATTGATAGACCAGAACTTACTGATAATGAGGGTATTTTGGCTACTATTGTTGCTAATGTGTTCCAGTCATACGAACCTTACATCAGGCATCTTAGAGTAACCAATACAGATTCCAACATAGAATCTATGAAAGCTGAGTTTCCTGATGCTGTAGAAGCTGGTAAAGAGAATGAACTTCAGGCAGCTATTCTTCTTAAAGAAGGTGGGGATTTAGATGGTTTGTGGTCTTTCCTCAAGAATGTATCTTGGGGAACTATTCAAGGATATACACCCTGGATGAAAGCTAAAGCCAGTGTCTTCCCCAGAGCAATCAGACTCGGAACAACTAGAGGTGAATCCAGACTAATGAGGAGGGAGTCTATTGACTTTGATGAAAGTCTGGGTGAGAACATACTCCTTGACCTTGTAAGGTATGTGAAACAGGTAGAAGCTCAGTGGAGACTTAGACCAGACTTGGAGATGTATGAGGAACTATGGAAGTTGGCTTCACGGAAATTTGTCAATAATAGGAGGATAGAAAACAAACTCCAGTTATGGGCTAAAGAGCTTCAAGGTATGCCCCCAGAAGGAGCGGATACAATCTTCCAAGATATAGTCAACAGAACTTGGAGAACAGCTATGAGTGCTGTCTTTCTCAAACCAAGGATGTCCTATAGAAATATCTTTCAGGCTCTTGCTTTCCATCCTGATAGGACTGAGCTATTCAGATTGTTAGCTCAGAGACCAGACCCTGCTTTTATGCAACAGCTAAAGATATATTATGATAACAATGTTCATCAGCTTGGTGGTATAAGGCAAGACTTTCTCTTAACTGGAGGAAATGCTATACCAGGACTTAATTGGTTGGTAAGGATTGCTGACAGTTTATCCCTCTATGCCCAATCCGACAACATACCAAGAATGGCATCCTTCTTTGCTTCGGCTAATAAGGCTTGGAGAGCTACCCAAGATTATATGAGTTCTGAAAAGACAGCTAAAGATGTGGATAGATGGATAACAAAGTCTGGAGCAATCCATTTAACTCATACCGAACAGAACTATGCTCTTAGTCTGTTAGCTCAGGCTGAAGGAAGTTCCAACTTGGGAACTCCTGGTTTGGAAGACGCATCGGGGATTTTTAGAGTATCTAGCTATATGGGTAATGAGATAGCTGATAGGGTACATTTTCTTTACCAGAGAGCTTTTAGAGCACCAGCAGAGATGGGGACAGCAGGAAGAGTCCTTTATAATCTTATAGTTTTCCCCAGAGGCTATGCCCAGAGAGTGTTACTTGACTGGACTAAGGTAAAAGGAGCTTTTCATGGTGAGGCTACATGGACAGAGGCTGCTGATGGTTTCAAAGATTTCCTCCTAATGGTAGCTATGGGTGCTCTTATCAGTCAATTTATTTCCCTTACTGCAGGGTGGAAAAGACGAGCTTACAGTCCAATGTCCATCCTCCAATATCAGCTTGGTGGTCTAGCAGTTGGTATAGCTCAGGACTTGGGTGAGTTAGTAGCTGCTATTTTTACCTATCTTGATACGTCAGCAGATGATGATGACAAGGCTAGGGCATTAGGAACAATCCCTATCCTCCTTGATAGGGCTGCTGATACCTTAGTTCCCTTCTATTCTAATATAATAGCTGCTATTGCAGTCATGATGGGTAAGGAAGATATGGGTATTGATACTGCCTTCAGGGAACTTAGAGCTATCCTTGATGACAAATATGAAGCTCCTGAAATAGAAGAAATAGAGAGGACTTTATGGGAGAAGATAAGGAAGGCAGTCTTACTTGGTGAGGTGGAAGACCCCACTAACTATGAAGAAATGTTCAAAGCTGTCCAAGAACAGCGTGATGAGCTTGGTAACTTTGATGCTCAAGGCAGGAGATACACCACTCAGGACTTTGGTAATTTCATACAATCTCAGATGAAGATAGCACCTGATGATATATGGACTGACAGGTACGGATGGAATCCTCTGGTAGTCTTCTATGCGGAATGTTGTGATGCTTGGCAACCATTGTTAGAGATGCCTTCTCAACCAGCCAGTCTCAAGCAAGATTGGAGAAAGTCTCATGTTGAGGAAGAAGCTATGTTAATCTTCTGGGGTAAGTACAGCACATCTGTCTTCACCAAGCAAAGTAAAGAAGGTAGGGACATTCTTAAACTTCTTGATACTTGGTCTAGTTATTATGGAATTGAGGACAGAATGATGCCTAAAGCAGGATGGAGGGAAGAGGGTGGTTGGGCTGAGGAAGGGGTGTGACCAGGGTATTGACAAACAACTATTCATAGTTTATAATAGTACCAGTACTTTAACAGAGGAGGAATCTAACAGTGGGTGAAGACAAGCTAGATGAGGAAATTAAACCTGACAAAGAGGGTAAATTTCCTGAGACTGTTAGCTGGTCACAGTATGTTAAGACCAAGGAGACTATAGGTAACAAACTGGATAAAGCAACAGAGAAGATTGCGGGTCTTGAAGAACAGTTAAAGAGGGCAGTAAATCCCGAAGAGTTCACTAAAACCAAAGAGGAGTTGGACAGGATAAAGTCCGACCACCAACAGGTTGTTAATGAACTGAAGACTATCAAGGACAAATCAGTTGGGGAAAAGAAAGAGTTTCTAAAGAGCAGGGGTATCCCAGAAGAGGAGCTTGCTGATGCTACTGAGAAAGACCTTGACATCTTGGCTAAAGCGATGGGGAATATAAAGCCTAAAGCAGACTTGGGTGGTGGTGGTGGGAGTGGTGAGCTACCTAAAGACCCAATGGCACTCTTTAGGATGGCAAAAAGCAAAACTAAATAAAGGAGGTTCACTAGAATGTGGACTTTGGCTGAATTGTCAAAAATAGAAACTGATGTCCTGCGTAGGGGCATCATAAACACTCTCATTATGGAGAGTAACCTGATGGAGCTTCTTCCTTGGGAAACCATAGGACAGCTTTCTACAGGTGTAGTTCGTATCCAAGACCTTCCCAGTGTCGGCTTCAGGCGTGTCAATGGAGCTTATGACTCTTCAGATATTGGACACTTTGAACATAAGGTGGAGAATATCAGTCTGTTTGGTAGGGATATTGACACTGATGAGGCTATTGCTAGGTCAAAGAATACTATTGAAGATGCCAGAGCAATCCAGCGGAGACTGGTAACAATGGCTATTGCCTATAGTTTCAATGACAACTTCATCAATGGTATCGTCAACTTTGATACTCCCCTGGTCTTCAATGGACTTAGGAAGAGGGTTGATGATGTCTATGATGAGGGCTATACCAACCAGAAGATTGACTGTGCTCTTAGCGGTAAGGGTATCCTCAATGCCTCATCCTATAGTCAGTTGTTCCTTGATAAACTCTATGCCCTAGTCTATGCTATCAAGGGACACAGACCTGATTATCTCCTGATGAATGGTAAGGCTTTCCAGGCAGTCAACTCCCTTCTGAGGAGAGAGAAACTCCTGGCTACTACTTCAGACTTTTTTGACAGGCAGATAGAAACCTTCATGGGAGCTAGGCTGGTAGACATTGGTGTTAAGGCTAACCAGACAACCGAAATTATAACTAGCACCGAGACAAGTGCTGGTGTGGATGGTTCGGATGAACATACCAGTATCTACGCAGTCAAGTTCGGTGTTGGTGATATGACTTGGGGTATCCAGCAGTTCCCTCTGGAAGTAAAGGATATGGGTGAGATAGAAGAGAAGCCCTGCTTCCGTGATAGGGTAACCTGGAATCTAGGTCTGGCTACAGTTGACCCAAGGAGCATAGGTCGGCTGTATGGCATAATACCTGATGCTTCAAGCTAAGGTGGAGCTTAATCCGCTAAAATAAGATAGGAGGAAGCTAACATGATTTTAGATGATTTGGGACTGTTAAGGGGTGATGGTAGTAATGGTCATATAGAGGACACTGAGGCTGGTGTAGTTGATGCTACTGATAGGGCTGCTGTTACTGGTCAGATAGTATTGGACATCAAGAAAACAGGTAAGAATGGTATTCCTGTAGTGGTTATTACCGATACCGAGGAGGCAGGTGATAGGGACTTTCAGGTGACTATTGAAGCTGATGATGACCTGAACTTTGGTACTGCTGAGGTGGTGGCTACCTTCCCTGAGTTTGCACCTGATGACACTGAAAGTAAGCTCATGGTCAGGAGAATCCACACTGACAAGCGGTACATCAGGAGTGTTATCACCAGAACTACGACAGGTACTGATGGTTGGGTAGATGCACTTATCTTTGTTGGTCATCAACTAATGAACCAAGACGCATAACCCCAAGTAATAACTGAATATGTGTAGCAGGGCAACCTGCGAGGTGTAGTAGAGCAATCTACGAGGAAGTAATAGGGCAGGAAGTCTAAATCTTTCTGCCCTTTTTACTAATAAGGAGGAAAGATGCTAAAGAATATCTTTTTTGAGACTGGTTATGTTACCCTTGTCTATTCCAACAATTCGAGGGTAAAAGTTCCCACAACGGAATTTATGACAGCAATAGAAGACCTTGCTGCCCATACCTTACTTGCTACTGGAGTTCATGGTGCAGGAGAAGGCGAAGTTCTCGTATCTGACGCTGATGTGGATGGACAAATATCTACCCATGCAGAAGATGTTGATGCTCACCATGCCAAATATACCGATGATGAAGCTGTCACAGCTATGGGAGTCAAAGGCAATTCTAATGCTCTCAATCATGATAGGTATGCCAATAGCGAAGCAGTCTCTGCTATGGGGGTTAAGGCAAATAGTAATCCTCTTAACCATGACAGATATGCTAACTCTGAAGCTGTAGCTGCAGTAGAAGCAGAGGCAAGTCTAACAGTAGCTGAGTTTATTGGAGACCTTACTGGCACAGCAGACAAAGCTGTTGGAGTTAATGAAGCTACCCCAGTCAATGCTGTAGCTTCAGTCCTAAATACCAATCTTGCTGGTGATAACAACGACCTCAAGTTCACTGCTAAGACCAAGGGTGTTATCGGTGATGATATTTCAGTCCAGTATGTAGACCCAGGGACTCCTAGTGCTGGTCTTGGTGTTCCAGCAGTAGTAGGTAAAGATATTATAGTTAATCTTGCTACTGATGCTGGTGTTAAAGCCAGTGCTACTATAGGAGCAGGTGCAAATGGAACAGTCACTATTACTGATGATGCTATAGGAGTTCAGGGTAACAGTAAGACAGATGAGGTAGTTGTAGGGACAACCCCAAGTGGTGCTTTAGCTGCAGTTATCAATGCAGGAGCTATTGTAGTTACCCTTGGCGTAGATGCAGGAACTAAAGCTTCGGGAACTCTAACAGCTGCTGGTGTAGTCATAGATACCGAAATTGTTACTCTTGGTGGTGATGAGGTCTATGAGTTTGACTGGGACAATGATTATACTGCAGGAAGGAAGCAGGTAGACATCTCAGCTAAAGCCAGTATTCATAAAGCTAAAGGGACTCTTACCCTTACAGGATTACCAGCCCACAACGAGACCTTCGTTGTTGATGCTGATACCCATACTATTAAATATGATACCAGTTCTGCTGCCCACTCTATCAAGATAAGAAATGCTGTAGGAGCAGTCTTTGCTATAGGTAGATTTGGTGTAGTTCCTCTCCCTGTGGATGCAGAGACTCTTACTATCAATGGTAGGGTCTATGAGTTTGATGATAATAGTTCTATCACAGGTGATATAGCCATAGACATTGGTGGTCTCACTACAGTTGACCAAGTTCTTACAGCCATAGCTGGGGCTATCAATGGTGATGCTAGTGCTGTGGTAACAGCAGAAGCTGTTCTTGCCAGTGATTATGTAGAAGTAACAGCTAAATTATGTGGAACTCAGGGTAACTATGTGGTCAGTGAGGCTTGTGGAGCAGGTGGATGGATGGTAGGTTATGGGGCAAGTGGTAGTCTAGTTGGTGGTGCTAACCCATCTGTAGAAGCTCTCGTAAACCTTATTGTAGCTGAATTTGATGGGGATACCTGCACAGTAACCAAGAAGGATGCTGATGAAGTCTATGTAGAATATAAACAATATGGTTCAGCAGGAACAGTTATTGTGTTTACCGAGGCTCTGACTAATGCTACTATGGATGGTGTTGGGACTCTTGGTGGGACTACAGAAGGAACAGATTGCTCCAATACAGATGCTATAGCAGCTCTGGTAGCAGCTATCTTAGCTCAGACAGCTAAGCCAGTTACACCTACTGATGCGGGTGGTGGTGCAATGACTATGGTTCATAATACCCTCCCATACACTGTAGGTAACACCTTTGGAACTACTGAAGGTATGGCTAATGGTGCTTGGGGTGGAGCAACCCTTTCAGGTGGTGTTATTCCTGCTGTTGATAATGCCAAGAATACAGCAACTTTGGTAGCTGCAGCGGTAGCAGCCCTTGAAGGTGTCACAGCAGTAGCATCAGGAACAGGAGCAGACCCACTAACAGGTGCAGAAGGTCAAGAGAATCTAACTGGTGGTGCTGAACCTGCTATAACTTCTATTGCCAGTGCAGTTGATACAGCTATAGAGGGTTGTCCTACAGCAGCAGCCCTGGTAACTGTAGAGAATAAAGCTGGTAATGATGGAACAGGAATTGTTACTGCTATGGCTCATACTCATCTTGCCAGTGGTGTTAATGGAACTATAGGTGCTAAGGGTGATGTCAAAGAGGATACTTCCTACTTCTATGTTGCTATAGCTGCTAACACTACAGCAGACCAGAACTGGAGAAGGGTAAGTCTAGGAACAGCTTATTAAGGAGGAATATCATATTAGAGGAGGCAAAGGAATGTCACCAATACCAGAAGTGGACAGATTAAGTAAAGAAGCAGGAGATGCACAAGTCAAGGCTGCTCTGAGTTCTTGTATTGCTACGGAGATACGAGCAGGTAGAGACCCAGACCAAGCTAGGGCTACGTGCTACTCAATGATACGAGAAAAGACTGGTAAGGAACTAGCACCAAAGGAGTAAGATATGAAGAAGGAACAAGCAGGACATAAAACAGTTACTACACTAAGGAAGTACCATGAGATTATCAAGCCAGGTGAGGAACACAAATATAAGCCTTATGAGACCAAGAGAATGGAGGGTAATGCTCTTATAGGAGCTGGTATAGATGTCCTATGGAACTTGGTCTGTGGAGGTGGTGGCACTAATTATGGCAGTGCCAATGGTAATGTAGAAGTCTATATTGTAAACGCATGGAATGCTGGAACTCTTGTGGGTGGCTACCCTACCTATGGCTCAGGTGGTGCAGCAGTTTGGAAGTCCTCATGGACTGGTGTTTCTGGTGATGGTGTCTGGTCAAAGTGGGCTGTTACCAATGGTGCTCAACATCTCAATGAAAAGACAGAAGCTCTAGGGACTAAATCAGGTGGGACTTGGACTTTAGAGGTCTCTATCACTATAACATAAGAGGTGGGTTATGACTGAGTTTCTAAAAACTAAGAACCAAGCCGTCTCTACCCTGGCTTCTGGGATAAGTGATACTGATACCTCTCTGACTGTGGCTACTGGAGAAGGTAGTAAGTTTCCATCATCCTATCCCTTCCACATTACTATTGATGACGAAATACTGAGCTGCACTAATAGAGTTACTGATGTTCTGACAGTCACCAGGGCTGCCGAGAGCACGGCTGCTGCTGCTCATGATGCTGGGGCTGTAGTCTCACTTAATATTACTGCTGAGATTGTCCAGCAGCTTCAAGACCATGAAGCTCTAGCTACTGGCATTCACGGCGTTGGTGCTGACTATGTAGCTAAAGCTGTTGGCTCACAGTATTTTGCAGTAAACAGGGCTGGGGATAGCAGTTTAGGTCAAGATTTCCAACGTGGTATTGATGACGGACTCCTAGCATTAGGGGGCGGAACCGACTATAGTAATGCCATTATTTTCTGGGGTAAAAACCACCTAAGCTACCCAGGGCAAGTATGGGTAAGAGTGCCTAATGCTCTCAAAACCACTTGGATATACCCATTCATAGTTACTGGCGCTACTGACACTCCAGAGATTTACCCCGTTAATGATAACCTCATTAACCTTGGCAAAGCTGCTAACCGCTGGAGTGACCTTAGAGCGACTCTTATAAATGGTGCTGACT